GCAAGCTATGTTTCGTTTCGCTCCAACGGAGAACCCAGGCGATATCCGGTAGTACTGGACATCGCTAAACTTCGGCGGTATCGGAAACGACGGCTGATCGGAATCGTCAATAATGACAAGCTCACGGTCCTGGTGCGTCTGCGTGCTGTAATACCCAAGCGCCTCATCCGCGAACGCTTCCCGCGCGCGCGTCGGCATGATGCACGATACAAACATTTATTGGATGTGAACCTTACCGGAAACAGAACTGCGCCCACTTACAGAGCTACCCATTGGTGGTGCAAAGCCGTACACCGCAACTACATTTGAAAATGTCGGAACAAACACTTTGCCATTGGCCACGGTTGGCATCGCGAATTTCGCATAGCTGCCAAGCGCATCACCAAGTACCGTTCCGGAATTGTAAAGCTCCACTAACGTGGTGCCATTCCAGGCGCGCAAGGTTCCGGCGACAACCGTGCTAAACGCACTGGAAGCTGGGGTCACTCCCCATAAGATGCCTGTTCCGCCCCCATCCGCATTGCTCGAATAGCTGCAAGCTGGTCCTGGCGCAAACGGACTTGCGCCAAAAGCCGTTGGCGTAGCATTGAACAGCGTGCCGAGCCACGCAAATCGGCGCATGGAGTTGTTCAAGCTCGAAATGATAAGGCCGCTACCAGCAAATACAGTGCATCCGAAGTTCGCGCCACTGTTTCCCAGGTTGTCCGCTTGACGTGGACCAGGACCAACGCCTTCCAGTTGACCTAAGTCCGCTTTTTCAAATAGGAAATACCGGCCATCTTTGCCGCCACCCAAAATGAAGCTGGAAGCAATCACCATAACGTGGCCTGAGTTAATGTCCTTGTCGGTGGCATTGATCGTCGCGTAATCGGCTGGCGTCCCGTAGTCCAGCGGCGCGAGCAGCAACGAGAGCCGCACGAAGCTGGTTCCGTAGTTGTTCGCGGAGAACGTACCGTTCCCAGTAGACACAAACAAATCCGTACCGTCACTGGCGATACCGCCACCACTCATCCAGATCCCACCGCCACCCGTAGTAGTGGATACGGCGCACCAGATGGCCGTTTGCGTAAGGGTGGTGGCGTCGTAACCGAACACCCAACCCTGATATGGATCTGTGTCTCCGTAGCCACTCGCAGCCGCGTATACAACACCGTTTAGGAGCGTTAGCGCTGGCCGAAACATATGCCGCGCACTTACAAACGTGACGCCGTTGTTCGAGCCTGCAATCGTCACAGCTGCGTGGTACGCGGTTCCATCGGCAAGATTCAGCGCATGGATTTTGTTTACCCCGTTGATATTGCAAACGGCGTAAATCACGTTGGTGCCGGTATCCACAACCGGCGTCGAAAGGCAGCCGATCTCGTCATGGTAAAAGTCGTTAATGATCGGGTAGCCGTTTTCCGGATAGGAAGTTCCAAGGTTCACCGTCCATAGCGGAGACGTGTTCGGCCTGTCGGCGTCAAACGCATACACCGAGTTGTGCATCGTCACGGTGACCAGAACGCGAGTCGCGCCACCAATCGAAACCCCATCAATCACTAATGGCTGTGCGTATACCTTGCCATCCACAGCGTACGTGCCGAGTTTGGAGATCCCGCCAACGTTGGCCTGCGTGAGCACGGTTTCGGAGGCGTTCGCGCCCGTCCGCGTGTTAGAAAACTGCGCTGTGGATACAGTAATCGCGTAAGCCACCGCCGAAACTGCAACACATGCAGCGAGGAGTCTTATCGACCGATGTAGCATCTGAATACGTGAACGGTTGTTCCTGAGGCAGCTTTCATTCCTATCGATAGCGTCATGCTCGCAGTGGAGTCGGTGCCAGCAGCTGTCTCTATTGGCGTGCGCGTAAGCCCAGCATCAAAAAAGGCCACCGGAGTGATGCTCTGCTTGGTTGCCGTGCTGAGATTGTTCGCAATAAAGTAATCAAACCAAACCGTAGCGTTGAAAGCTGTGTTGAGATTGAACTCTTGCGAGTTTACTTTCAGGACGTAGACTGCATCATTACCCGTAACGTTGGTGATGTATGCCGAGAAGTGAAATCCCGTGGAGTTCGCCGCGCCACCAGTGCCAAGCGTTCCCCCTGGCAGTGTCAACGAACACATCTCGGTGAAGGAGGAGCCAACAGCAAAATCATCGCTGTAGGCGTAAGACACCGATGGGTCCGAGCTACCTCCACCCGAGGGAGTGGTGCAGGTAACGGAGCCATCCGTGCCGATTGTCGAAACGAAATCGCCAGCAGAACAGGTTTTAGAATTGATACCACCCTTGCTCGATGCGCCAGGGTTCGGCAGCTGCGCCGACGTGGCCGCACCGCTAAGATTGGAGAACGCCGGTTGAGTGCAGGTCGGTGCCGCGTTGTTGTTCAGTGTGGATGCCCAGGTATTGCTCGCGCACGCGCCGACGCCCGATGCATCACCCCAAGTCTGCGCCGATACGTTGACGGATGGCGCGCCGAACCGCATAACCTGACCAGCAGCAGGAACAGCGTTTGCATGCGTCATCGTCAGATCAGCCGTCAGCGCATCCGGAACCAGCCACTTTCTGAAGTTGCTGCCATTGGCGGATAGTTCATATAGCGAAAGGCTACCAGCCACCGTTCCATCACCAACCGTAATTGCAGGCGCACCAGATAAAGTAGTTCCGTCATAGAGAAGTGTGGAATTGGCAAGCGTATCGCCAGCCGTGCCGTTCCATCGCGCCACAGCGTTGCTGGTAGAGCTTCCAGGACCACTCAAGCCACTACCTGCTGGTACCGCGAGCTGATTGTCATCACGGACAAACTTACTGCCGGTTGGAGTGCCGGTGGCGAGGCGCGCAATGGCGATCACGCCGCTGGTTACATCCGCAGCAGCGTGCGTATGGGTGCTGCTGGCCTTCAGGCTCAGAGCCGATGCTAGATCAGTCTGGTCAGTCAGCGTGCCTGTAATAGCACCCCAAACGCCACCACTGGCGCTATTAACGATCCATTTGAGCTTGCCAGCCAGGGAAGTGTCTACCGATAAGACCCTGCCGTTGGTTCCAACCGGCAGGCGTACCCAATTGGTGCCGTTGTACCCAATAATATCGCCTGCAACCGCGCCAACCTTGGAGATCTGCGCTGGCAGAATAGTGATCGGCGAAAGGCTAACCCGAACTACATCAGAAATAGTTAATGGACCAGCTACGGACGGAACTACCCACTGTTGCGAGTACGATCCACGGCTTAATTTGAAAACGGCGGTATAGAAAACAGGTGGGTCTGCAATATCGTTTGCGACCAGCGAAATACTTAGGACGCCAGCCGTGATCGCCACCGTAGTGGAGCCAGCCGCAACTGCCGTCGCGCCACTGGTAAACGCTGGCCAGGAAACCGTCAGAGTGCCGGTCGCCGGTCCACCATTGGAATAGCTATACGCACTTTCGGCAACGACAACAGCGGCATTCCCGAATGAAGCGCTGAAGAGCAACGCCACTATAATTGCCAAGACTTTCATGTGTAGTTCCCTTAGAAGCAATTCGGCTCTTCGTCAAACGCCAGCAAAGTGTGAACGCCGATCACTAATTCGCCTGACTGCATCAGTGTGCCGATGGTTGCAGCCTCGCGGTTCTCGTACCAATGCCCGATCAGCAGCCGCATGGCGTGCCGGATGCGCGCCGGAAATGGCCTTGCCGGTGAAGTCGGATCAGTACCGGCGATATAGCGCACACGCACGCCACCAACCGGATAAAGAACAGTGATCGGCCACATCTGGCCATACGGCAGTACGATCTGTCCTGGGGTGGTGTCTGTATCTACGATGTAGTTCGCCGGACCCCACGTTGTGGCAGCTCCGGTCTGATCTTTATAGATCATCGACGTGACAGATTGCAGTGGAGTCGCACGCGGGAGAGTAAACCGATCGCTGTCCCACGGCCACCTGTCCAGCGTCATCTCCAGCGTTTGCGTGTAGTAGCAGCAAGCTTGTTTCTCCTCGCAGTACTCACGCGCACATATCACCAGATCCGTAATGTAGTTATCGTCGTTGTCACCGGCGCGCAGATGCTCTTTCGCTTCAGGAACAGACAGCGGCTCCTGCGTCGGTGGAGTGATAACTGTGGGACGAATGGTCATGTTATCTGCGGCGTGTCATTACGCCAGGGTTGTTTAGGAGTGCCTTGTTTTCGATGGGAAACTTGAGCTTGAAGCTGTCTACGGTGGGAGTTCCGACATACGGACGTTTGGCAAGGCCGCGTGCTTCCAGTTGGATTGCGTCTTCTTCTTCAACCTGGAAGAGCTTGCCTTCTTCCACAAATCCGTAATCGCCAGTAAGCGGACGAAGAGCTATGAGTTTTGTCATGTTGGTAAAAAAAAGAGTGGTGCCGCACTCAATCAGGAAAGGCGGCACCACTTTGTCAGGAGGAATTCTTACGAGATCTGACCGTAGATAAAGCTGGCCGGACGAACAACAGCAAGTGCGAGCCGTTCCTCTGCCAAAATCGTCACTTGGTTGGTGGTGAAGTTGGTGGAATGCTCAAACGAGACATCGATCATCGCCTGCATACGATCAAATAGAATCGCACCTAGCGCGAAAGAGCCGACAAGCGCTCTGCCAGATGCAATCGAATCGGAAACCACAACCGGCTTACCCCAGATGGTCATCATGGACTGGCCGGATGCGGGATTCCCAACGATGTACACGCCCTTGTTTGCGCCACCTTCCTCAGTCTTGATGAGGTCGATAGCATGCACGTCAACAGGGTTCAACACGATCCCGTCAACAGGGTACAGAGCAACGCGCGCCTGCAAGATCATGTGGCGCAGCTTGTCAAGTCGCGTATCACCAGACACGTTGTAAGTGCCGGTGGAATACGCAGTGGCCTGGGTTACGAGACCGTTAATATGATCTCCAAGTCCGTCGCCGGTCAGAAGCTCGGTGTCTTCCTTCAGCTTGAGGCCATACATCAACTGAGAGTCGATGTCGCCGCGCAGCCAAGGTACATCGTCCAGTACTTGGCGTGTGAGCTGCATAAAGTGAGCGATGGTACGCACCAGCGAAGTTGCAGTGGTGTAGGTGATGGTCGATTCTGCCTTGGCGCTCGCCTCGGTCTGAGGACTTGCGTTATTGGTGAAGACGTTCTGCTTCAACCAATCCACGCTATTGCCGGTAGTCATGCCGCGCACCCTCAAGAGGTCGCGCACATTGAGTTCCTGCCTCACCAGCTGGATGAATTCAGGAATCCGCTGGAAGTTCTGTACCCCAGAAGTAGAAACACCAAGACCAGCAGTGCTGGAACCGGTATTGATCGGGGTCTTCATCTCAGGAATCGGGAAGAAGCCAGGGAATACAGCACGAGCCTTGTCGTTGCTGCGG